CCCGGAGGATGTATAAGGTTAGTGAAGCAGTGCACCAACTCGGGATTGGTAACTTTCTTAACAACGCGAATATGGCCACCCCTGTATGGGTAATCTATACCACATATGGCATCCTTGGTCATCTCTAATATATAAGACCCCTGGAGTGACGCCTCCACTCCGAGATCAAACACTATTCTTCCACACTTTTTCGGCTTGGCCCACTCCTGGGGTTTCATAAAAGCTTTCATGATCTTGTGGCGCCTGGTGACCCAGTGCTCAAGACCATATCCGCCCGTGTCATCGAGAGCAGCATGTGCTGCTTGCCGCAAGACCCTTTTTGGATGAGGGTCATCGACATGAAGCAGCACTTGCTGATGCGCGCTCTCAAAGTCGAAAAAGGAAACAGCAAGTCTATCAGCCAACTGCTGGTAGACTGAATCATATTCAGCGAAAAACCGACTCTGATTGTCATACAACAGCTGATGTTTTCCGGCTTCTTCAGGAACGCGTATCGATGACACACGCTGAAAAGCAATATTCAAACACTCAGGACAGACACAATATATGACTCCGTTGTGTTGAAAAGCTGGGCCAAAAACCGTGCGGTACCTACCATCGAAGTGGAGTTTCCGAGCACTTCCGATGTAGTAGTTCTCGTGGAAAAACAGTGTGCCCGCACCAATACAATGCCGATGTCCGCTAACCAGCTCTAACTTCGTATGATCGAAGTGAGCAGGGTGAGGGAGCGGCATACGACAAGGTGTTGGTCTTATGCGATACGGGGCCGAAATGTGGACCGACCAACATCGCCCACTCGGCCTTTCCGAAAACACGCATCGCCGACTTGCCTGTTCAGGAAGCGATAAGCCCCCGAGCAGTGGTGAAACACCGCCATGTTAAACAAAAACACACTGGTATTGTTCCGGATTGAGACGTGAACGTTTATATCTTCCACTGTGGAAACTGCATTCTGCAGCGTCGATATGTACGCTCTACTGAACTTGCTATCATTACTCAATGGAGGAACAGAGAGGAAAAACGGGTGCCTAGATACCCGATGAACCAACTCACAGCTAATTTTCATAACTTGGCGGCGCGTGAAGCCGCAAGACTGAAACACATCAAAAATCGCCCTATCACGCCCTGTGACAGACCAAGAAACCCCCAATGCTCGCCAGAAGCCATTAAAACTAGCGAGCCGAACAGCATCTTCGGTCTCATGCAAGTAAGTCTGGTCTGCAGTGTACATGGTCGCACCCATAAACGTGCGGTAAATCCAATGCCGGATTCTGTTCCCTAATCCTCTCGGAGGGGC